CTTGGGATGGATCTTCTTGGACAGAAATAGCTGAATTCAATACTGCTAGAGAACTAGGTGGAGCAGCAGGATCAACTAACCTTGGCGGTGGTGGCGGAGGTGGAGCTGGAATGGGTGCCTCATCTGGAGCTGGTGGTTCAGGAAAAGTTATAGTTTTTGAACCAGAAGTTGCTGCTATACCTGAAGTATTTACAGCAGGTGGTGTATGGCCTTTACAACAAGTTTTTAATTCAAGAGTTGCAGGAAACTGGAAAGGAAGCTAATATCCTTTTGTGGATAATTTTATAGAAAGATACAGAATAAAAACTTTAATTTGTAACAACTTAATAGATTATTTTAATAATAATTTAGAGTACAAAATGCAAGGTCAGTTTGGAAATGGTGTTGTTAACAAAGATGTAAAAGAGTCAATAGATTGTTTTTTTTACAATCAATCAACTAATAAACATATAATAGAATTTTTTGAAACTTTAAGTATGCATGTTCAAGATTATGTTAATAAATATAATATTGATTATCCCTTACAGACATCTTTTCAAAACGTCATACAGTATTATCCACCAAACGGTGGTTATAAAAAAATTCATTATGAATGTGTGGATCAAAGAACTGTAAAAAGAAAACTGGTTTACATGGTTTATTTAAATGATATAGAAAAAGGAGGGACAATCTTTCCTCGTCAAAATACAGAAATAAAAGCAGAGAAAGGTAGTTTAATTATTTGGCCTGCAGACTTTACTCATCCACACAAAGGTGTTGTCACGGATGTAGAAAAATACATATGCACGGGCTGGCTAGAAATGATATGATTATAGATAAAAATATAAAGTCAAAAGTAAACATAGATTATTTGTTTTTAGAGGGACAAGTTAAAATAGACGCTGAATATTTTATAAATAAAATAAACCAAAACTGTCACGCTTCTGGTACCCATATTGTAGGTGAGATGACAAATTTTAATTTCTTTAACGGGGATACAAAGTTTGAAGAGTTTTTAGTTCTTGTATTAAAAGAATTAGATAAACATGTTTTTTTAAGAAAGTATGATTTTAAAGAGGCATGGGGGTATAAACAAGGCTTTGGGCACAGAACTACGGAACATGATCACATACCTAATTATTTATCTGGAGTTTTATATTTAACAAATGGTAATCAAAAATTATTGTTTAAAGAAATAAATCAAGAGATAACTCCTAGTGTGGGTAAATTTGTTATATTTTCAAGTTTTTTAAGACATAGAGCTGAAAGAAATTTAAGTAAAGAATATAAATATGGAATAGCTTTTAACTTTTCATTTAATAATAGTTATGCAACTGATTGATAATTTTTTACCAACAGAGGATTTTTTACAAATAAAAAATAAATTATTGAATAATGATTTTCCTTGGTATTATAACGATGGTGTTAATAAACCTAATGAGGAGCATACTCAATTTATACATTATTTTTATAAAGGCGGTTTTCCAACAAATTCTTACAGCACAATAGCTCCTTTAGTTAAGAGAATAAATCCAGTTGCTATAGCTAGAATAAAAGCTAATCTGGTTCTTCAATCAAAAGATATTATAGAGCATGGCATGCACCGTGATTATGATCATGAAAATTTGACAACAGCTATTTATTATGTGAATAATAATAATGGATATACAAAATTTAAAAGTGGTGAAAAAATAAAAAGTTTACAGAATAGATTAATAATTTTTAAATGTAATCTATTACACTCAGGAACAACTTGCACTGACGAAAAAAGGAGGATTGTTATAAATTTTAATTTTACATAATTAATTACATATTATATACATGGTAGAAAATTTATAAAAGAAAGAATATGAATCTTACAAATTATTATTGGTACTTTCAATCAGCAATCCCTATTCGTATTTGTGATGAGATAGTAAGATACGGTCAACAACTTCAAGATGAGATGGCAGTTACTGGTGGTTTTGGTGAACAAAAATTAAATGAAAAACAAATAAAAGATTTAAAAACAAAAAGAGATTCTAATATTGTTTGGATGAATGATAGATGGATTTATAAAGAAATACAACCATACGTTCATAGAGCAAATGAAAATGCTGGTTGGAATTTTCAATGGGATTTTTCTGAGTCTTGTCAGTTTACAAAATACAAAGAAGGTCAATACTATGATTGGCATTGTGATAGTTGGGATAAAGCATATAATCAACCTAACACTCCATCACATGGTAAAATAAGAAAATTATCAGTGACTGTAACTTTATCAGATCCTAAAGATTATACGGGAGGAGAGTTAGAATTTGATTTTAGAAACTTAGATCCAGACAAACCAAGAAAACCAGTAAAGTGTAAAGAGATATTACCAAAAGGATCTTTAGTTGTATTTCCATCTCATGTTTGGCATAGAGTATGTCCAGTGAAAAAAGGGTCTAGATATAGTTTAGTTATATGGAATTTAGGGTGGCCATTTAAATGAGTTTTCCAAAAGAATTAAATCGAGATCAATATTTTTCATCACCGATATGGTGGTCAGATGAACCTAAATTTGTAGATAAATTAAATGAGGCTTCTGATCCTTATATTAAAAAATCTCAAGAAAATTTAAAAAAATCAATTGATGAAAGAAATAAAAAATTTGGTGATAAAGGAGATATGGGTCAAGTGTTTCACTCTACAACCTTAATAGGTGATCCTAATTTTAAAGAGTTACAAGACTATGTTGGTGCAACAGCTAATAATCTTTTAGATGAAATGGGTTTTGATCTAACAAATTATACAATATTTATTACAGAAATGTGGGTTCAAGAATTTGCAAAACAGGGCGGTGGTCATCATACTTTACACACTCATTGGAATGGACACATGTCTGGCTTTTATTTTTTAAAGGCTAGTGAAAAAACATCCATGCCGATTTTTGAAGATCCAAGGTCTGGTAATGTAATGAATCTTTTACCTGAAAAAGATAAGACAAAAATTACTTATGCGAGCTCACAAATTAATTATAAAGTTAAACCAGGTAGAATGTTATTTTTCCCATCTTATATGCCACATTTATATTCTGTAGATTTAGGTTATGAACCATTTAGATTTATACATTGGAACTGTCAAGCTATACCGAAAGGAGTACTCAATGTCGTTTAAAAATAATAAATATACTATTTTAAAAAATGCAATATCTAAAGAGTTAGCAGATTTTGTATATAAGTATTTTAAAAACAAAAGAAAAGTTGCATCACTATTACTTGATTCAAAATATATCTCGCCCTTTACAGAATACTGGGGAATGTGGACTGATCCTCAAGTTCCAAATACTTATTCACATTATAGTGATCTTGCAATGGAAACATTGCTTACAGAGGTAAAACCTGTGATGGAAAAACACACAGGATTAGAACTATCTGAAACATATTCTTATGCAAGAATATATAAAAATGGTGATATTTTAGCTCGCCACAAAGATAGATATTCTTGTGAGATATCAACCACATTAAATCTTGGAGGTGACCCATGGCCAATATATCTTGATCCAACAGGCAAGGAAGGTCATGCAGGAGTTAAAGTAGATCTTGAACCAGGAGATATGCTAATTTATTCTGGATGTGATTTAGAACATTGGAGAGAAGAATTTACAGGTAAAGAATGTGGACAAGTATTTCTACATTATAATAAAAAAGGCTCTAAAACTGCTGAAGAAAATGAGTTTGACAAGAGACCATTTATAGGGTTACCTGCTTGGTTTAAAGGCTTTAAATTATCAAAATAATATAGTAGAATAATAATCTGGCGGGAGATACACCACCACACCATCTCCTGCCTGATTATTATAGGATTATTATGCTACAAAAAATAGGGTTTTTACCAGGCTTTAATAAACAGATTACAGAGACCACAGCTGAGGGACAGTGGGTTGATGGTGATAATGTAAGATTTCGTTATGGCACACCAGAGAAAATAGGTGGCTGGTCTCAATTAGGAGAGAATAAGTTAACTGGTGCCGCTAGAGCATTATTTCATTTAGTTAATAAATCTGGAAATAAATATTCTATTATAGGAACAAACAGAATTTTATACGCATATTCAGGTGGTGTATTCTATGATATACATCCTATCAAATCTACAACAACTCTTACAAATGCATTTACCACTACCAACGGATCAGCTGTTGTTACAATAACTTTTAGTGGCGCTCATGGTATTGGAGAAAAAGACATAGTTCTTTTAGATAATTTTTCTACTATAACTAATTCTAACTATAGTGCATCTGATTTTGATGATAATAAATTTATGGTAACAAGTGTGCCATCATCAACAACAATTACAATTACGATGTCATCAAATGAATCGGGATCTGGTGCAACAACATCTGGTGGTATTAGAGTACAACATTATTATCCTGTAGGACCAGCAGAACAATTACCTGGATTAGGATGGGGATTAGGTCAATGGAGTGGTACGGTATCAGGAGAAGCAACAACTACTTTAAATGGAGCACTATTAGACGATACCGCAGGAACAGGTGGATCAGGAACATCTATAACTTTAACAGACGTTAGTCAATTTCCAAGCACAGGTACAAATTTTATTCAAGTTGGCAATGAAGAAATATCTTATACAGGTATTACCGGAAATACATTAACAGGCATTACAAGAGCGGTTAGAAACTCTACAAGATCAGCACACTCTGATGGTGCAACAGTTACAAATTCATCGGACTATGTTGCATGGGGAGAAGCTGCATCTGGTGACTTAGTAATAGATCCAGGTATGTGGAGTATTGATGGTTTTGGAAGTAAAGTAATTGCATTAATACATAACGCACAAGTATTCGAGTGGGACTCAGATGCAACAAATGCAACTAATAACAGAGCAACAATTATATCAGGTGCACCAACTGCATCACGAGATATGTTAGTATCTACACCGGAT